GCGGAAAATGATAATACATATTCTCCAGCCTCTTCGAATACAATTCTACTTGCTGGCGTGCCTTGTGTAATCTTTGAATTGCCAGATGGTGCGTCATAGGTCAGCTTATATGCCGTATTTGCTAGAGCTGGTGTAACATCTGATGTTTTAACAAAGTTAGCTTGCCCGCCTTCTACTACAATTTGACGCCACTCTCCGCCTTTACTTACAACTGGGTATTCATATGATCTATCCCACATAAGCGTGCCATCGTCCGATGCGCTTTCATTACCAGTTTGTTGAACAAGAGGTGATCTTGTCTGGGACATGAATTGCATGAGGCGTCTGCCCCATGTTTTCCAATCATCTCCATATGGTTCTGGTGGCCTTTGCTGTTGCGTCATCTTCTACCGCCTGCAACAACATCTAATCTATTTACGCCAACACGCCAATCTCCTAGCTCAACTGCGCTTACTCGCATCCTTAATTGTCTGCCAGTAAATCTCAATGATGTAGGTGTAGACATAGAATATGGCCCGTAATCACGTTCAGTTCCATTTGGATAGAAGCGTGTTTTAAATGTCACATTCACGTCACCTTGTGTTCTTTCATCTGGTAGCATTTCAGTTACAGATGCTACTGTATCGCCAGACCCAAGCATAATAGGGCCAGTTTCAGCAAATGGTGTTAATGTTCCATAATCGTAACCGATTTCATGCTCGTAAATCTTATAGTCATCTGCATCTGCCCATATTGGCTTTCTAAATGCACCAGCGTCAACTCCAGCAGTTCTTGCTAATTCGCCAATATACCATGTGTTTTCAATATAGTTAAACGCAACGTATCTATCATTTTCTGTAGATGCAGCAGACGGGTAAAACCAGAATATCTCTCCGAAGTTACTGTTGGTCACAGCAAATGCTTTACTTATTTGCGCTCGGTTCATATCGCTAAACACGTAATCCGCAACTTCACTTTGCACCTCTTGCACAGCTCCACCTGTATAACTGTAGAATGCGTGAGCGCCCATCCAGAATGCACCAGCGTCAACTGCGGCTATTGCTTGGTTTGCTGCTAAACCACATGATGAGCCAACACGCTCAATGCCGTAAACATATGGTGGGCCTACATAATTTGCTACGTGGGCGTCTGTGCTGGTTAAGATAAGCGTTTGACCGCGTACTTTAATGCCTGCCATAATTTGACCGCTTGTGTTTAACTCTAAATCACCAGCTTCATTTGTCGCTGCGGGCGTCCAGGTTGTATTGTCTTCACGATCTGACCATTGCACTTTGCGCGGGTTTCCACCCGCACCAAGAGCAAATAAGAAACGCTCTTCTGTGACGACTAATGATCTATTGCTTGTTGGAGCGTTAGATATAACTGCGGCTGGTGTACCTGTAGCCAATGCCCACTCGTATAATTTACCATCATCTTCTGTGCATCCTACAAGGTTTTCGCCCCACGTATCTAATGCCCATGATGTTGCTGGCTGTATTCTAACTGTGTCTGGACGCTCAATACCATAAGCATAACTTCCGTAAAAGCTTCCGCTATATCCAGTAAATGCTAATGCATCTTCTCTGCCCGCAGTAAATGATGTTGGAGTTATGTCGTGTCTTACGCCTGTTGCTGTCCAAGTATATAATTTATTATATGTGCCGCCAGTAATCCAACGATCATTGTCATTATCTATCCAAGATAACATTCCACGTATTGGAGCTGTGGATGCATTATCTGAACGAACACGCCAGCCACCCATAGGGCGCATGGTATTATCTATCCATCGAATTAAATTTGCATCACGCCAACGACCATTAGATTGCAGGTCAGTTCCGTTTCGGTAAACTCCAGAAGGAATATCTAGTGGAATAAGTGGCATATAGACCTCATGGCGTTAAACTTATGGGACTATAACACATTTTGTAGTAAAATAACAACAGGGGCAATGCATGTCGCCCCTGTTGTGTATATTTATTATTCTGCAGCTTCTTCAGCTTCAATTATTGCTTCATCTAAGGATACACGTAGCATCTTTGTGAAAGCATCTCTGCCAACTTTAAGTTGGTCTAAGTTAAATTCTGCCGAACCAATCTTTTGTTGCAATGAATTAATATGATTAATCATAACTTTCTGTGCATCAGTGAGTTGGTCTTCAGTGTATTCTTTATCATCAATCGTAATAACCTTTTTATCTTCAGCCATTTTGATCTCCTTTATGTTTAAGTTAAAATTACCAAGGCATCCCCGTTGAGGATGTTGGGTTTGCAAGTTCAGCTATCTTAGCATCATTTGCCGCTTCAGTATCAGCTTGTACCACTTGTTCGTGTACCCATTCTAATACGTTTGCTTCTGTTAGATCATCATAAGGAATGTAATCATCGTCTGATGGTACACCTGTATGAGATGTAGTTCCGTATGCTGATGCAGTGTTCGTTCCATCTGTGCTTTCGCAACGCCAATGAGCTATTGTTACTGAGTTGTCAGATGTGTTTCGCTCTAGGTTAGCGATAGACCATGTGTGTGTTGTTGCCATAATAGCCTCCTATATTGCTTGTGCATCCATAGCTGTTTGATATGCAGTCTTCACTGCGTCTGTCCAAACTGCATTGCATATTGCTTGTACTTCTGTTGACTCACCTGAGATGTCAGCGTCACCCCATGTGTCATCTGATTTAGTTGAGCAAGATAAGACGTGACGTGAGAATGATCTGCTGATCTCTGTGCCATCTCTAGCTATCACTGTAGCTGTACGAACTTGCACATGCTTGTAATCCCCTACGACTTCAATCTTATCTTCTACTTGTGTTTCTGTTAGTGCCATCTTGGCCTCCTTTATTTATCGTGGCGTTATTGCCACCTGTCCGACCCCTATGGTGTGGGGTTAATCTACTACATAAGTTAGACAGAAGTTCACAATATCTGAACTACTGCCGTTGAAGTCGTCTACGGTAGTCGTACTATCACTCGTGCCTGATCCAGTTGGCTTAAACTGCGCCCTAGATGCACTATCGGGAACACTGCAACTAATCATCGTTCTTGTGTTGAAGGAAACAGCATCGGTTTGCACCGTGCCACAAGAACGACCTATGGACGAAGCTGCAAAAGGTAAGCTGAAGTAAGCGACATTAGCACCTGTCAACCCTGACGTACTGATGTCATTCATAGCATCAAAACGTGCAGTTACTAGATTGCCTATCTTTGTGTAGCGACCTGTAACTGTTGTGGACGAAGCATTGCCGCCTGATGCTGCATCATACATACGTGCAGTCCAAGTCCCTTCTTCGTAATCGTCCAACTTATTGGCCGACCCAGTGCCACCGAGGTATACACCGCCTGATAGGTAAGCGTCTTTGAAGCGGACATTACTAACGCCTAAATCCACACTACCATCATTATTAGAACTTGCTGTAGTTGGTGAGATTGCTGAAGCTGTATCATTTATTCTGAGACCTACCGCACCTTGCACAATAGAGGTGTCTCCACCAATTTCTTTGATTAAACCGCCATTTGCACCGCTTGTTATAGAGCCTGATAGGTAGAGGTCTTTGAAGCGTTGGGTTTCGTAGCCAAGATCAACAATTCCGTCTGATACGCCAGATGTTATCTGTGGAGTTACCCTATTTGTACCAAACTCAAATCCTGCGTGATTGGCAACAGATCCCCCAATTCTAAGGTTGTTGCCTGACACTATACCAATACTACCTACAGATGCGCCGTCTTTGCGGAACACTGCAATCTCTCCGTCTGTAGACTTGCGGTTAAATGCACCAGCAAACTGCCCATCGGCAGATACTTGGAGCTGTCCATCAGACTGCATTGCAACGCCAGTAACGTTTTGAGATGACCCTGCTGGAATTGAAGTAGTAGTACCCACCAACACGTTTCCTGATGAGTCGATGCGCATGGCTTCGTTTGAGTTGGTGCGGAATGACATATTATTGTCAGAGAAGTTGTATTGAACAAACCCCTTGTTGCTTCCAGTGGTTGTGCGGAAAGCTACTTCTGAAATGCCTGTATTGTCATCATTGGTAAGCTGTAATTTTGCATTGGTGTCTTTTAGATGCAAAGTACCTGCTGGCGAATCTGTACCAATCCCAACGTTCCCTGATGAGTCGATGCGCATGGCTTCTGCAGGACTGCCCCCTTGAGTAGTCCAGAACCGCAAGTCTGTAACATTTCCGCTTGCCGCAGTATTTATAGCTTGTACGCCAGCACCCCCTCTAAACTGTAAATCCCCACCTAAAGATGTAGAAGTAGCACCAAAGCTGATTCCAGTGTATTTAGGGTATGACCCACCTGTACCTGTGTTTACGTTTATAGATGTGTCTGTATCACCACCATAAATCATCAAGTTTGTGTCTGGCGAAGTAGTACCCAACCCAAGCCGTTCAGCGGAACTGTCCCAGAAGAACTTAGGCGTTGTGCCTGTGTCCTCGTAGAAGCTGATGTCGCCGTTGGAGGCAAAGTTAGCCCTAGGTGTAAATGCAGTACCTTTTGTATTATTGTATACATTCCCAATTTGTAAATCATCAACATCAGTGTATAATTGCCACTGGTGAAAGTTACTTCCACTACCTGTCCATCTATCTAAACCAACTTCAACATTTTGGCCTGAAACGATACCAGCAGTAATGCCAGAACCATTTGTAGTTGCATCCACAGTCAGCCCATCGCTGGTCACTGTGCCTGTTACGTCAATGCCTGTTGATGTTGTGGCTAGTTTTAGGGCGTTGTTGTGGTATAAGTCAACAGCACCATCAGTTGTAAACTCTGCTTTGATTTCGTTATTACCTGCGTTAAGTACCCGCAGTTGGTCTGCTGAGATATTTAAATTACCTGTGCCTGTTTCTCTGATATAACTATTAGACCCATCATGGTAAATCTGTAGGTCAGACCCAGCACCGAAGATGGCTTTGTCGTTGTCACCGAATGTTACATTGCCAGTTACGTCTAAAGATGTGAGACTTCCAAGTGACGTAATGTTAGCTTGCGCGGCAGTTGTTAGTGTGCCTGCAATATTTGTAAATGTGCCAGCCGCAGCAGACGCTCCGCCAATGACTGTACCATCAATCGTACCAGAGTTAATATCAATGCCCGTGACAGGTGTTGTCCCATCTAGCAGATTATCAACGCTATCTAAGTTGGTGTTTATCTTTGTACCCCAGGTATCTTCAGACGCGCCAACTTCTGGCTTCACTAAGCTATATGTCGTTGTTGTAGTATCAGCCATGTT